AAATTGCTTTGTGCTTTGGCTCTACAAAAGGGTTTTGGATTTCTGGGGATCGAAGTGCCCTGCGGGAATCGGCAGAACCAGCGGGTTCACAGCGGCGGGTGGGTTGGGAACTGTGGTGCCGATGGGCTCTGCGAGCCCACGGGCCGCTCGCCTGCCCCGGTGGCGCTGGAACTCCGTGGCCTCGTGGCCGTTGAACCGCCGGGCCGCCAGCCTTTTGCCTCGCGGCTCAGGGTCGCGTGTGCGTACGTGCGCATGGGCGTGCGGGCGCGCGGGTGCACGGGCAGGCGTGCGTATGTGCGCGAGCGTACGCGCGAAACACGAGGCTTGCCGTTTCTGATTTGGTGGGGCATCACAGCGTGTGATGTTTACCTGTCCGTTTCTAGGGCCCTAGCAGCCCCGTACGCGGCTTCATTCCCCGACCCTTGGTCTACCCCTACCCCGACCCCAATCGGCCGCGTATGCCCCGTTTCCGCTCAAATAAAAGGCATAAGCGCAAGCGCTTGTCCGAATCGCAAGAAAGCAAAAACCCCGGGCACTTGGCCCGGGGTCTTCTCAGGGTCGGAGGCTACTTGCCTTTCCGGCCCGGTATCTTGCTAGTGTCTGTCATCTCCGGTGCAGCGGCTTTGAGCTTCTTGGTCAAGGTGCTCTCAGCGATTGTGCCGTTCGCGAAGTCCAGGACGATGGCAAACACCGGGTGCAGCATCGACCACTCCTCCAGCGTTTCCTTGATGACCTTGAAGCTGGGCTTCAGGGCCTTTGCTGGCGCTGGCTCTTCCGCGTCGTCTTGGCTCTCCGTCTCTTCCGCGTCGTCTTGGCTCTCCGTCTCCTGTATCACGGCCTGGCGCAAGCTCGCACGGGTTGCCTTGCCGCCGTTCAGCTCCTCTGCCATTGCCAGCAAGCGCTCGCGGTCGGCTTCTGGCAGTTCGGCCAGCATGAGCGCCAAAGCTAGCGGCACGGTTCCCTCGTGAATCTTGCGCTGTATGGGCTTGGAGAGTGTCAAGAGCGCGTCGTGTTGCGCAACCCACGCGGCTGACTTGCCGTACAGCTCTCCGCATTCCTTCTGAGTCTTGCCGAACCGCTCGCGCAACTTCTTCAAGTTGTGCGCAGTGTCAATGGGCGAAACCTCGTTTCGGTCAAGGTTTTCTCTCAGGTTGAGAATGAAAGCCTCTTCAGCGTTCACGTTAACCCGCTGTGCATTGATAAGCATCGGCTCTCCGTCGATGCCCCCCGCTTCGTTGATGGCGAGAATTGCGCGCAAGCGAGAGAAGCCGTAGACGACAACGGGCTTTCCTTCGTCTCCCTTGCGTACGCCGATAGGCTGAAGCTGACCGTGCTCCTTGATGCTAGCGGCCAGGTTCTCGATGTTAGGCTCGAAAGCCCTGCCCTGTAGGTCGGAGGGAACGACGATATCCGACGGATTCAGCTTGAAGATGTCCGTTTTCTTAGTCTCGACGCTAAACTTACCGCTCATTACGTTGTCTCCTTGGTTTGATGTTTTGTGAATTGTCTCAGAGTTTGAGGTTACAGTGTGCGCTGCCACCAGATAGGGCATTCAGGCAACGCGGAACGAAACACGGCCTTCCTATGTTCGCCCTTGTGAATCAGGAGATTAGCTTGCGTAAGGTCACGCTTGTTGAAGAGCCAAAAACGTATCATCGCGTTGCAATCTCCGCGCCACTCGAGCTTGTTTCCGTTATGGAGTGAAAAGCTGCTCACGCTTTCAACTCCGGCACCTTGATAACCGCGACCTTGCGCAGCTTGCCGTATCGCACGTTCACGCTTTTGATACCGTGCTCGCGCAAGCCCTCGATGTTGATGTATCCATCGCGGTCGTAGCTTACTGCGAGGAAGTCTTTGCCGGCTTCAAGGTCGGCCAGAATAGCGGCCTTGCTTTTGTAATCGCGACCGTAGGCAGGGATGAGAGTGAGGTGCATTGATGTCTCCTTGGTTGAGTTAAAACGTTGGTGTTGCTGGAATCGCAAGCTAGACGACGAACCCAGAACGGTCTGACTTTGCCTTCCCCTTGGCAACGAGAACGACCCAATGACCTTTCGGGTCTTCCCATCTGCGGTCGGAGATGTCTCCATCAACACACGGGAAGCCGTTCCACCCGTTCGCCAGCATCTCCGCCTTGAAAGCCTCGCTGCGCACAACGACAGTGGCCGTTCCACCTTGCGCGACGAAGCTTTCGGCCTGCTCTTGGTTGTTCTCGCTGCGAGAGAATGTCAGGTGATAGTTGGAGGGTAGCTTGCCATCGAGCCAGGATTGATAGCGCGCGGCGTTCTTGGTGTAATCTACGTAGCCGTCCAGGTCGTTCCAAATAGGCTTGTATACGGTCTCAGCGTTGATGTCGCTGAGAGTGTTCCAGCGCACAACGAGGATGCGTCCGGCTTTGTGGACGGTCTTTCGAACCGCTGCGAGGTCGCGCGCTACGTATTCGAGAAACTTCGCGCGGTTGGTCATCAGGAGTTGAGTCCGAAGCACACGAGCGCGCACGTTCGGTCTGTATGCAAGTCGGTACGTGGTGTTGAGGCACGATGCACGGCAACCCGGAGAAGCGAACGGGCAGAGGTTGTATTCACCGGACTCTCGCCACGGGCTGAGAGTCAAGCCTACCTGGAAGTAGTTCTCGTTCGCGGTCTTGCGAAACTTCGCCTGGTCAATGGTGAGAATGTCGCGGTCTGCGAAGTATTCAACGGGATCAATCTGATCAAGCGCTACGGCAATCCTGATGTCCTGGTCGCGCTGCAGTTCGTTGCGTGCCTTGAGTGTGAGGGTATCCATTTTCGTGTTCTCCTTTGTTCGCTTGTTGAGTCTCAGAGTCTGACTTGCGGTAATCGCAAGCTAGTAGCCAAGCCAGTCGTAGACTTCGCGGCCGCAAGTCAGCTTGATCCACTTCTCGCCGTAGACGCCATTATGCGTGTAGCGGTCAAGGGCCCAAAGTTGGCCTTCGTCGATTGTCCAAGGGATCCCGTGGTTCGCAATGAAGCGCCCCCAACCCCAAAGCTCGTGAGAATCCATCTCATATCCTCCTGTTAGAAGCCCAGAGCCGCAAGCACGAAAGGAAGCCAGAAAGGCATAAATATCGCCAAAAACACTTCGATGTCGTCTCGATTCACGTTTGCCTCTCAGTGTCTCAGGTAGACGGGTTGCCATCTCCTGTATCGGAGAGTACAAGCTGCGGATTGAGATGTCAATGACCTAATTGCATCTTTCGCAATTTTATCTGGGGTTGAGTCTTGCTCGCGTGACCAAGGAAGAAGTGAAAGCCAGGATAGATCGGCTCTTTGCTGGCGAGTCGCTGCGCAAGGTAGCAGGGGGCGACGGGTCGGCAATCCGCCGGTTTTTTGAGGCCGTCGAGTCAGACGCTGAGTTGCTGCGGATGTACACACTGGCGATGGAATCGAAGTCAGAGTTGATGGCCGACGACGTGGTTACCATCGCAGACACAGAGCCCGACTCCGCGCGCGCGCGTGTCCAAGTTGACGCCCGCAAGTGGTTCGCCAGCGTATCCAAGCCCAGGAAGTTTGGTCCCAAGGTAGACATCAACGTAAGCGGCGACGTGAACTTGAGGACGGCGCTCGACGCTGCCATCTCGCGGACACGCTCGCCCCACTTGCTACCTGGCAACGAGGCTTCAAGCGCGATTCCGCTCCCAGAGCCGACCCCACTCATCGGGTCAAGTGACTTGCAATCTCCATCAGACCTGGACGACGAGAAGCCCGACAGCCTCTCGCGGCGCGGTAAATAAATGAGCAAGGGGAACATGCGCGGGCGTTCAATCAATCGCGCGCGATATATGTGCGCCCGCGAAATATGTACGCGGTCGTTGAAAGACCCGGCCCTGGTGGGGGGCGGGGGGCCACCGGCCAGACAGGGCACGTGGACATTGTCTCGCTCGAATTTTTTTAGAATTTACAACACGAGTCGCTCAGAAGTTGACAGCCCCCAGAGTCTGAAGGGGCGAGCGGCGTGAGCGGCGCTCCGAACGCCAACGGCCCACGATATCCAGCAGCCCAAGAGCAGGAGCTGATGCTGGAGCTGTGGAGCCTCCGGGACGACTGGCGCAAGTGCGCGCAGTTCATCTACCCGTGGGGCCAGTCGAACACGCCGCTTCACAACCTCCGTGAGCCCCGTAAGTGGCAGATCGAAGAGTTCGAAGCGATCTCCGATCACATCCGCCGCAACAAGGAGCGCGTGGCGCAGGGCCTCACACCCCTCCCCTACTTCAGCTCCACGGCCTCGGGGCGTGGGATCGGTAAGTCCGCCTACGTCTCGATGATCTCGGACATCTTCCGAAGCACCCGGATCGGTTCGACGACTATCATCACGGCTAACTCAGAGTCTCAGCTCAAGAGCCGCACGTGGGCCGAATCGGGCAAGTGGCACACGATGGCCATCAACAACCACTGGTGGGAGCGCAACACTCTCAGTTGCAAGCCCGCCCCGTGGTTCGATGAGCTGCTGAAGAAACAGCTCAAGATCGACACGGGCTACTACTACACGCAGGCCCAGTTGTGGCGGGAGGAGAACCCCGACGCCTTCGCAGGGGTCCACAGCACCCACGGGATCATGCTGGTGATGGACGAAGCGTCGGGCATCCCCGAGCCCATTTGGCGCGTGTCCGAGGGCTTCTTCACCGACCCGATCATGGACCGCTTCTGGTTCGTGTTCTCCAACCCGCGCCGCAACACGGGCGCCTTCTACGAGTGCTTCCACCGGAACGTGAAGTCGTGGCGCACGCGGCACATCGACAGCCGTTCGGTCGAGGGCGTGGACAAGGCCTACCTGGACGGGCTCATTGAGAAGTACGGGATCGACAGCGACCCGGCGCGAGTGGAGGTGCTGGGCCAGTTCCCCCGGACCGGAGACTCCCAGTTGATCAGCCGTGAGTGGATCAAGGCGGCCACGGAGCGCGAGCTGGTGACGGACCCCTTCGCCCCTCTGATCATGGGGATAGACGTGGCCCGGTTTGGCGACGACCGCACGGTGTTCCGGTGGCGTCAGGGACGTGACGGGCGCACGATCCGGCCCGTGAAGGTGAAGGGCCTCGACACGATGGCGGTGGCTAACCTGGCCGCTCAGTGGATCCAGAAGACCAACCCGGACGCGGTGTGCATCGACGCCGGGGGCGCGGGTGCCGGCGTGATCGACCGCCTGCGGCAGATGGGCTACAAGGTCCACGAGATCTGGTTCGGCGCAGGGGCGGATGACCCCAAGAGCTACAGGAACAAGCGGGTGGAGATGTGGTGCAAGGCCCGCGACTGGCTGATCTCGGGCGGCTGCATCGACAAGGACCAGGAGTTCATGGACGACCTGGCCGGGCCGGAATACAAGCTGCCGGGCGCAGGTGACGCGATGGCGTTGGAGTCCAAGGCCGAGATGAAGGCGCGTGGCCTGTCGAGCCCTGACGACGGCGATGCCTTCGTGGTCACGTTCGGCGTGCACGTTCCGCACCGAGACTTGAAGGCCCACCGGGCTCGCTTCGGTCACCTTGCCGGCGGGAACTTCGGCAAGGTGGCCACGGGAACGAAGTACAACCCTTTTAAGTACTGATTTGCGATTCGCGTCAGTGACGTAGCGTTACGCAAGCGAGGTACACGAGCGCTGTCGCGAGGAGGAACCGTGTCGTTCATGGGCATTGGCAAGAAGAAGGCGCCGCCGCCTGTCGCTATCGACCCAGGTCAGCTTGCGGCCATCGCGGAGTCTGGGGCCGGCACCCGGACGAATGTGGACGGCTCGGCACTCCCGCCGGCACCCGCCCCCACCCCTGCGCCCGCCCCCGTGGTCTCTGCGCCCGTCACGCCGACTGTCCCGGCGGTCGCCACGCCCAGAGCGCCCGAGGTTCAGAAGGCGTCGGACGAGCTGGCGGCCCCAGCGCGGCGTGCGAAGGGCGGCCTCGCGACCCTGAAGAACAAGGGCAAGGCTAGCGGTCTCTCCGATGCTGGTGCCAACTTCCTGAGCCGCTCGCTGATCGGCTAACACGATGGCCACTCGGTATGACGGGCGGTGGCGTGAGGTCTCGGGCGGCCCAAGGACCGCCACTCCCTACTCCGACTCGAAGGCCAAGGCGAGCCGCTCGCTCGCAGACTCTGAGGAAGCGAAGGAGCTAATCTCTCGATTCAAGAGGATCTGCGGGAACCGAGGAACTTGGGAGTCTCACTGGGAAGAGATCGCGCAGCGCGTCCTGCCCGCACACGCCTCCTCGTTCAGCGCTCTCAACATCCGGCAGCCTGGTGAGAAGCGGACCGAGTACATCTTCGACTCCACGGCGTCCATCGCGCTCAAGCGCTTCGGTGCCATCCTCGACTCGCTGCTCACGCCGAGGAACCAGAAGTGGCACCGCATCGTCCCGGACAACCCTTCGCTGATTGAAGACCGGGAGGTGGCGTTGTGGTTCGAGCAGGTCAACGACCTCCTCTTCAAGTACAGATATAGCCCCAAGGCTAACTTCGCCTCGCAGAACTACCAGAACTGGCTGAGCATTGGCGCCTTCGGGTCGGGGTCCATGTGGGTCGATGCGCTCGACGGCGAGCCGGGCCTGCGCTATCGGCAGATCCATCTGGGTGAAGTCTACTTCGAGGAGAACCACCAGGGAGTGGTGGACACCGTGTACCGGCACTTCCGCATGACTGCGCGGCAGGCGTGGCAGAAGTGGGGAGACAAGATCCCGGAGTCCATCAAGACCGCGATGGCCTCGAAGCCCGACGCGGAGTTCTGGTTCTTGCACTGCGTGCACCCCAACCCGTCCCCTCAGCCCGGGGCCAAGACGTGGCACGGCATGCCGTTCCTGTCGCGCTACGTGTCCATCGAAGGCAACTCCGTGGTGGACCGAGGTGGCTTCAACAGCTTCCCCTACGCGGTGAGCCGCTACGAACAGGCGCCTGGCGAGATCTACGGTCGCTCGCCTGCGATGGACGTGCTGCCCTCGATAAAGACGCTCAACGAGCAGCAGCGCACGGTGCTCGTGCAGGGCCAGCGCACGGTGGACCCGATTCTCCTGGTCCACGATGACGGTGTGCTCGACACGTTCTCTCTGACCCCCGGCGCCATCAACACGGGCGGCGTGGATGCGAACGGGCGGCTGATGGTTCAGACGCTGCCCATCGGCAACGTCGCAGTGGGCAAGGAGCTGATGGACGACCAGCGTCAGGTCATCAACGACGCCTTCCTGGTCACCATCTTCCAGATCCTCGTCGAGACGCCCGAGATGACGGCCACCGAGGTTCTGGAGCGGACGCGGGAGAAGGGTATCCTCCTCGCACCGACGATTGGCCGCCAGCAGTCGGAGTACCTCGGCCCGCTGATCGAGCGAGAGCTTGATCTATTGGCGCAGCAGGGCCTGCTGCCTCCGATGCCTCCGAAGCTCATTGAGGCCGGCGGCGAGTACAAGATCGAGTACGACTCTCCGCTCTCCCGGGCCCAGCGGGCAGAGGAAGGCGCTGGCCTCATCCGCACTCTCGAAGTGGCGATGAACATCGCGGGCCAGACGCAGGACACGAGCGTCATGGACAACTTCGACCTCGACGTGGCGATCCGTGACCTCGCCAAGATCCACGCGGTCCCGGAGAAGTGGATGCGTGCGGTAGAGGACGCGGCGGCAATTCGCGAGCAGCGTGCGCAGGCGGCCCAGCAGCAGGCTGAAGTGGAAGCGGCCCCTGGCGCTGCTGCCCTGGCTAACGCGGGTGTAAAGGCCGCAGAAGCTGAGGTCGAGCTGGAGTGAAGGAAGTCGCCGCCGCCTACCGGGCTGCGATGGCTTGGCTTCGCATCAAGCTGATGTCCCGCCGCACCGCATATCAGATGGTCTTCGGCGGCCCATCGCCCCATCAGCGAGCAGTGCTCGAAGACCTCGCGCGATTCTGCCGCGCCCACGAGTCCACGTATCACCCCGACCCTCGGATGCACGCGGTGCTGGAGGGGCGGCGCGAAGTGTGGCTCAGGATCAAGAAGCACATTGAACTGGACGAGGAGACCTTCTGGTCTCTGTACGCGAAGGAAGGCAAGTAGATGGAAGGCGGCGTAGGTGCTGGTGCGGGCGCTGGTGGTGCGGGCGCAGCTTCGGGCGGTGCCCCGGGCGGCGCGGCTCCTTCGGCCCCTGCGGGCGGATGGACCTCGGGTTTGAACCCTGAGGTCCGTGGCTGGGTTGAGACCAAAGGCTTCAAGGACGTTGGCACGGCGCTCGACAGTTATCGAAATCTCGAAAAGCTGATGGGCGTGGACAAGAACGAACTGCTGCGTCTTCCGCGCGACAAGGCCGATGCGGACGGCTGGAAGGCTGTGCGCTCGAAGCTCGGCTGGCCCGAGAAGGCCGATGGCTACGGGCTGCAGGCGCCCGAGGGCGGCGACCCTGAGTTCACGAAGCAGTACGTGGGGTGGGCCCACGAACTCGGTCTGACGATTGATCAGGCGAAGGGCCTGTTCGACAAGTACAACGAGGCCGTGAAGGCTGGCAGCCAGAAGTCGGTGGAGGCCACGGAGGCTGACTTTCTGCGGGAAGAGTCTGAGCTGAAAGCCAAGCACGGCAACGGCTACTCCAAGCTGGTGGAGAACGCCAAGCGTGTGATCAACCAGTACGGCATCAGCGAAGAGGCGCTCGGCAAGCTGGAAGCCGGGATGGGATGGAGCGGTGGGATGGAGTTCCTCGCGTCCATCGGCGCCGGGCTCGGTGAGCACCAGTTCGAAGGTGGCCAGGGCAAGGCTGGTGCGAACGGAGGCATCACCCCCGACTCGGCGAAGTCTCGCATTCAGGATCTCACGAAGGACGGGGAGTTCCTGAAGCGCGTGATGTCTGGCGACTCGGCGGCGAAACAGGAGTGGGACAACCTGCACCTGATCGCCTACGGTGGCCGCTGACCCAGTGGCGTTTAAGGCTTTGCGATTCGCGCAACGCCTCACGCTAGACTGGCTTCACTGATGAATGCCCGCGAAGAGTTCCTGGAGTGCCTCCGCTTAACGTACACGCACGCTCACAGTGCGGAAGAGGCGGTAGGCCGCGCCAAGATTCTCTTCGCGGCAGTCTCAGAGGCTGAGGACAGGGAGCATTGCGAAGGCAGCCCGTCTGGTGTGCCCTCGCCCTCAGCCGACAAGGGGCCGGCAAAGCCGCGTCCCCAGAGTCGTCAGCGTTGATCGGGAACGGGGCTGACAGCGAGAGCTGATCCGCCGATCTGACAGTCGGGAAAGTACCGACGCCCGCCCTGGCACCTGGGCATGAGGCGGCCCCGCCCCGGGCACAGAGCCCCGGTGGACAAGCCCTTCGAAGAACGTCAAACCGTGACTCTTCTGGAGGGACCAAGTGTCCATCAACATTCCGTCTCATTTCGTGCAGCAGTTTTCGAGCAATATCGCTCTTCTGCTGCAGCAGCGCGGCTCGAAGCTGCGCGATGCCGTGACCGTGGGCCGCCACGTGGGCAAGCAGGCCTCCCCTGTCGATCAGATCGCCTCGATCACTGCGTCGAAGGTGACCAGCCGCTTCTCGCCGATGGGGCGTGTGGATGCGGCTGTGGACCGCCGGTGGGTCTTCCCGGTGGACTACGACCTTCCGCAGCTCCTGGACAGCTTCGACAAGCTGCGCCTGATCACCGACCCGCAGTCGGCCTACGTGCAGAACGCCATCTACGCGATGGGTCGCGCGATGGATGACGAGATCCTGGCGGCGTTCTACGCGGACGCCAAGACGGGTGAGAACGGCGGGACCACGACCGTCGCGAACACCACGGCCTCCACGTCCGGTGGCCAGCAGGTCGTTGCGGCGTTCGGCGCTGCGTCGGCCACGGGCCTCACGGTCGCGAAGCTCCGTGAAGCGCGCCGCGTGCTGATGGCCAACGAGGTCGATGTGGACAACGACCCGATGTACTGCATCGTCACGTCGAAGCAGCTCGACAACCTGCTGGCCGAAGCGCAGGTTACCTCGCGCGACTTCAATGACCGCCTGGTGCTGACGGACGGCAAGATCGCAAGCTTCCTCGGCATCAACTTCATCCAGTGCGAGCGCGTGCCGACCAACGGCTCCTCGCAGCACCGCTGCCCTGTGTACGTGAAGAGCGGGATGTACATGGGCATGTGGGACGACATCAAGACCTCGATCTCCCAGCGCAACGACCTGCAGGGTGAGCCGTGGCAGGTCTACGCGACCGGCACCTTCGGTGCGACCCGGATCGAAGAGAAGCGGATCGTGGAGATCGTCTGCGCCTAATGTCTGGCTGGGCCAGTGATGAGCTGGCCCGGCTAATTACTCCCCTAATCAGATTTCGAAGATAGAAAGGAAAGATAGATGGCAACCGTCAAGTCGGACCAGATTACCAACAGCTCGGCGGTCCCCTCGGTTCGAAACAACTCGAACTCGAAGGGCCGCGTGGAGCGTTCGTTCTTCTCGTATACCGTCCCGGCGGGTGATCAGGCGGTCAACGACCTGCTGCAGCTCGTCGTGGTGCCGGCGGGCGCTCGGCTTCTCGGTGGTTTCCTGGCTGCGGAGGCCATGAGTACCGGCGCGGGCGCGGCGAGCATCCAGATCGGTGACGGGACGACCGCCACCAAGTACCTCGGCACCACCTCCATCGACGCAGCGGCGACCACCAAGTTCGGCGACACCATCGCGCTGAACCACGGTGAGCTGCTGACTGCGGATCTCACGTTGACCGCGAAGGTGGTCACCGAGGCGTGGGCGGCGACCAAGAAGCTCAACGGCTGGATCGAGTACCTGATCTGATTCCTTCCTTCCAAGGCTGGGCGGCACGCCGCCGCTCAGCCACTCTTGTTCGCTAGATTCAGAGTCTGAGGTTTAACGATGGCAACCCGGCGATACGGTCTCTCCAGGGGCGAGACTGAGTTCAACGTGACGGAAGACGTTGGTGCTGCAACGGCCACGGATAGCATGGAGTTCACGTTCGATCTCGCGTCCAACCTCACCAAGAATGAAGTGCTCCTCGCGCTGGAAATGATTAAGAACCACATCCTCAAGGGCAACTTCCCGCCTGCGTAGGGGGTGCATAGAAGATGGCAAGCGGTGGAAGGACGGATCTTCTCTCCAACGCCTCGGCCACGGGCAACGCTGCCCAGTGGCCCGGTGGCAAGGGGATCTTCATCGGTGAGGGCACGTTCAGCGGCTCGACTCTGACGCTGCAGGTCGTGAGCCCCAATGGCACCTCGATCAACGTGGCCGGGGTGTCTCTCACGGCCAACGGAACTGCCGACTTCAATTTGCCCCCGGGGCAGATCAAGGGTGCGCTCACTGGCGGCACCCCGTCAGCGATGTTCGCGTGGGCTGTACAGGTTCCGCAGAAATAAGGGGTCAAGATGCCCAGCAGCAAGACCGAGATCTGCAATCTCGCCCTTCAGCGGTTGGGCATCGAGTCCATTTCGGACATCACTGAAGATTCGGTCGCAGGGAGGGCGTGCCTTCGATGCTACGACAGCGTGGTCAACCAAGAGCTGGAGGATCACAACTGGACCTTCTCCATCAAGCGTCGGCAGC